GGTCCTTTCCTATGTCAGGTTCAGCGCGCGTGGCTTACGTCCTGAGTCAATGGTGCAGGCACCATCCCTCTTTCCCCTAGATCCTTGCGGTTTTGTACTTGTCGGCGAACACCACGACAGCGTTCATTAAGGGCACCTCCGAGAACCGGTTGACTGACGACGAGGTCGTTCCAAGTCAGAGACCGAACGGAGAGCGGCCACTACACAGCTTGCGCCATGCAGCACCAACCTCTCCTTATTCTGCGCTGTTTCCCACCTAGAGCACAAGGGCTAATTTTATCCTCTATCGCCCGAGAGAGTCCTGGCGAACCAGCTTCGTCTTACATTCACTAGGGTGCCAGAGGGACCCACCAACACCACCTTTCTTTTCGGAAACCCCCCCGCAAGGGAGGGGCGACCCCAAACCGGGCCCTACGTCGGCGACGTAAGGAGGTGGCGGGCCATGATCTCTCGCAACGAGAAGCGAGTCGAAGATCAGGCGCACCTTCACGGTCTCTCGAACAGGGACGAGGAACGAACGAAGAACCGAGGACCACGAAGGAGGCGTAAGCTTCCAGCGAAGTCCCGGACAGCGATCGTACTCGACCACCGAGAACTGAGGAACGGGTTCCGACCTCACCGAGGACAAACGAACACAGTCGCGGATCCGAGCAAGCTCGAACCACTGACTGTAACGAAAGGAAAACTTCCAAGCGGCGGTTTCCCTGTCATTCGCCTCGATGAGACAACTCTCGACCTCCTCCTCAGGAACCACAGTGCACAACGCGGCCGGAACAGCGTTATGACCAACGGTAACATGAGGGAGGACCACCGAACACTCCCCAGAAGCCATCTTAAACATTCGAGCTAGCCTGTATGCTAACTTGCCGCGAAAGCCGAGCTCCAAAAGGGTCAAACGAGTTGACCTAAGGAGACCGACATAACGACGGAAGAAAACCATACCGGCTCGAAACCTGCAGGCAGGATTCGAGCCAGCTAGCCACGACGTAAAGTTGGCAGCCAACGAATGCGGAAGTTCCTGAGGCTTGAGCCTACCCCAGCGTAAAGTCTGGATGACCCGAAGGTCAACCCCGACAAAACGCAGGAGAGTAGAATTCAAAGTGCCCACTTCCGCATCCACGGACGTCTTAGTCCGCTCCACTTCCAAGCCCAAATCACCGACGGAAGCCATCCAACGATCAGAAGCCCTAGGGCCAGACTGAAAAAGGATGTCGTCGCCGTTGATCAAGCAAGGAAGACTCCTACCGTTGTCCGGCAGCCACCGAAAAGCCCAGAGAAAGGCAAATCGGTTCTGCAGGCAGAGCAACGGAAAGGATAAAAAGGAGCCCATCATCTGTCCTCTCTTAGGACGTACACCGTCAACTCCGTCGCCGTAGATCAAAGGCCGCAAAGCCTTCATCGCGAACGACCGCAAGTGTTCGGGTACCTCAGAAGCCAAGAGGATCTCAGACAGGATCACTTCCGCGACCTCGATGGACAAGCCATCGGTAGCTGACTTATAGTCGCCGGAAGTGAGGACCTCGTCGTCCGTGCGCCTAAACCCCGCGCGTTTCAAAGTGCTGTCGCTCACGTCGCCAACAGACAACCACCTAAGAGACCGCAAGCGGTCGTAGATGGAATCATGAAGGGGCTTGAGGAGCAGCGACTCCGAAGTGAACTTGGTGAGAGGACGTGGTTTCCCAGCGGACTGGACAACCATCAACTCACAGGCCAAGTCACTATCCAAAGGCTCATAGGGAGGCTGGCTATGTAGACAAGTAGAAAGAAAGCGCTCGTGAGAGAGCTTCCAATCATTGCACATACCGCCGTGAGCACGCGGAGAGTCGACTGTCGAAGACAGACCGGGGGAGCATCCGAGAACGTTCTTCTCCCAGTACTTACGAGACCAACCCCGATAAAAGAGACGACGAGTCTCTTTACGGACGAAGGCTAAGTACCCTTGGGGGACAACAACGCGACCGGAGCGGAACCCAGAAACAACCCCTTCCAAAAGAGGAGCGTCCATGCACTTGCAGGAAGAAGGCAGAGCCTTCTTGATACTTTGCCAAGCCAGGACCTCCTCGACCGCCACAGAGGGGCAGCGAGAAAGGAGCCCCTTGACGGAGTTAGCCATGAGAAGGCAACTCGACACGTCAAGGTCAACCGTGGGCGTCGGATGTCCAAAGACATACGCCCATTCACGAGTGGCCAGACGCACATACTCAGATGTGCGGGCCCGGAAAGCGCGACAGGGTCGCGGGGTGCCGTCGTTCGAGCGCCGAGTCATCG